CCCTAATATCTTCTCATATGATGGTCATAACTGGGATGGTCATGTCAACTTATATATGCTTGATGCGTGTCGCCAGGTAAGATTGGCGAGCATGGAGCATTTAACGGAAATTGACAATGTTCGCATCCTTAATGCGTACAAAGAAATGTTGTATGCAACCATTGTTTGTGAGGACAAGTATGTGCTGCGTAAGACTACTGGTATGGCGTCTGGTTGGATAAATACGATAGTAGATAACACTATGGCCTGGATTTTGGCTATATGTTATGCTTGGATACAATTGGCTCCACCTGGCATGCGTTCACTTACCGCTATGAGAGATAATCTCGAGTGTGGTATTTATGGTGATGATTTGATCATGTCTCTCAGCAATGAGGTTGTAACATGGTTTTCACCTGAGTACTTTAGTAAGGCATGTTTTGAAGCGTATGGGATTGAGTTGGAGATACAATCTCCCACTCCGTCGCCATTAACAGAACTATCTTTTATTTCGGCAGGTTTCCAACAGATAGGTGAATATTGGTTTCCTAGTCCGGATACGAATAAAGTTCTTTCATCTGTTAAGTGGGGCTCGACGAGTCCAAGTTTGTTAATGCACTACTACCGGGTGTGTGGACTGCGTCAAATATCGTGGGGCAACCCTGAAGCTCGCAACATACTGGTGCGTTATGCATCGTGGTTGGTAAGCAATTACTTCAAGCAGCTCGTTAACGAGCGCTTTGGCGAGCTCACGTTTGACATAGCCAAGGAGAGTTGGAAGACGGATAAGCAATTGTGGCGCATGTATACCGCTTTGGAGGGCGGATCTCAAAGCGCGCTGCCCTTTAATTATGAACTACAAAGCGGCAAGACGATGCCTAAGAAGAAGAACAAGAAGAAGTTTAAGAAACTCGTGCGTAAAGTGATCGCACGTGGTCGCGTTATGCGAGGCCGCGGGGGTTATTTTGGAGATAGGTGGAACGATTTTAAAAATTGGACCAAAAATAACTCCGGCTTCATGACGGCGGCCAATGGTGCGTTAGGGATGCTACACCCTGGAGCGGGA